GCCGGTGCGGGTCGAGGGCGTGGTCTGGTTGGTCCAGCTGGTCGCCGTGCCGGTATGCTCCTGCCTGCCCAGGCGCAGCTTGAGGGTCGCATCGTTGAACACGCCCAAGGGATAGACATCGGTCACCTTGCTGCGCCGGCCCGGCACGAGATGCAGAGGGCAGGTGCGCAACAGCGCCGTCAGCGCCGAGGTGCCGGAGAGAAAGGAGAGCCCGCCCGCCGTGTCGATCGCGCCGATGCCGGGCCTGCCCCCCTCCCAGATGCGCGAGTCGAAGGGATAGGGAATTCCACCTCCATCGATATTGCCATAGCTGTCGAGCTGCTCGAGCGTGGCGCCTGGGGTCGCGAAGGACGCCCAGAACTGCGCCGTCACCTCGGCATAGGACCAGCGCGCGAGCTTGCGATCGAAGATCAGCAGCCGATCGAAGGAGGTCGAGCCCGACGAATTGAAGAACGCCCAGGCGACCCGAGGCCCGAACGGATCGGCGAAGGCGATGGTCGAGAAGAACCTCGCCGAGTCGCTGTTGTTGCGGAACCAGTCGTTGATGAAATGCGCCCCGATCGGATTGAGCCCATTCGGTCCGAAATTGTAGAAGCCGTCATCGCTGAGGAAATAGATCTCGCTCGCGACTGCGGCGAGGCTGTAGCCGGCCGCGCAGCCCCGCTCCTGCTCCACCCGCTCGAACCTGAAGGCCACATCCTGGCCCGGCTGGAAGATCATCTGCCGGACCGATTTCTCCTGCACCACATAGCCGAACTCGCCGCCGGCGATGCCGGTGATGCGGCCCCCATCGGGGAATTCCTGTTCGTCGCAAAGCGACACCCCCAGCGTCCAGCTGGTAGCGTCGTTGATGCCCGAATTGCGCACCTTGCGCTGATTGCCGGAAAGCCCGGCAAGCACCGCGAAGTCCCCGACCACGGCAACATAGCGGGCGCGCGGCGGCGAGCCGCCGAGCGCCGAGAAGTTCGCGCCCAGATCGACGTCGATCACCTGGGGGTCATCGTTGGCATGGGTAGCGATCAGCTTGGTGCCGAACTGGGCAAAGGACCAGTAGTCGCTGGTCGAGACATTATAATTGCCCCCGCTCGAGCGTGACACGTCGGTCCAACTGCCGGCGATCAGCTTGTAGAGCCTGGTCGCGGTGCCGGCGAACACCACCCACCCCCCATTCGAATTGCGAGCCACCGCCATCCCCACGCAGGTCGCGGGCAGCGTATTGGTCCCGAATGGGGCGAGCGCCGGGATAGGTCCATAGCCATTGGGCAGCGAAAAGACATTCTTCGCGACGGCGAGTAGCCTGCCCAGTCCCGCGGCGTCGGTCGCGTCGACACCAGCGCTGTCAGGAGCCCAGGGCCCGAAGGGGATGATCATGTTGAGAACTCGGAAGTCAGAGCTCGGAAATCAGAAGTCGGAAGTCAGAACTCGGAAGTCAGAACCCGCAAGTCGGAAATTGGAAATCTCTTCTGACTTCTGATTTCTGATTTCTGACTTCTTATTTCTGATCATGGCGTGACTGAATAGATGTTGAAGGATTTAGCCCGCACCCCGAGCGCAGGGTCGACTTCGAGGATGGCAAGCGATTCGCTTCTTGCCTCCTTGTGCAAGATTTCCTCGATCGCGAGGTCGAGCCTCTGATGCACGCCGGTGAGATAGCTCGCATCCTCCGTGAACAGGCCCGATTCCACGAGCGCCGCGAACAGGTAGACGTCGGGATGATTGGTCAACAGCCAGTTGGTGGTGGCCGTGTCGGAGAGCGCGAAGGACTTGCGATAGCGGAAGGTGAAAGTGTGCGCCTGGTCGCAAGGGCAATCGAGGTCGATATTCGCGCCGTTGACGGCCCAGGCCTGGGGCGTACCATTCGTTATGCGATAGCGCATCGTGCTCGCATCTTGGGCCGCGAGCCGCACGAAGTCCCCGAAGGTCGTGAGTTGCAGCCTGATCGGCTCGACAAAGTCGGCGGACAGCGCCAGCGTGCGCAGCCCGATGCTCCCGGTCAGCGGGATGTCCGCCTGCATCACCCGCAGGCGGAGCAGCCGATTAAGGCGTGACTCTCCGAGCGCGATGAATTCCGGCACCCGGGCCGTGAAGGCCGCATCGCCGCTCCGGTCAAGCCAATTCGCGACTGCCGTCTGCAGTTCGGAATAAGTCGTGATCGCCATCGCGCACCCGTCTTGATGCAGAAGGGAAAGTGAAGGGGCACTGAAGTGGCGCAATAAGCTATTGCGCCCTACTCGTTATGTGCTGGAGATGATGTGTCCGGGCGCAACGCAGCATGCGCAAACAATCTTGCGCAGTCCACGCAATGCCTGACTGCGTCGCGCCGTAACGTATCCGAGACAACGAATTCGAAGCTGGGCTCGATTTCACTAAGCGCGATTGGGGTCTAATCCCCCGCTGCGTCGCTCGGGCCGGGCTTTGCAAGCTCGATCTCGTGAGGATGCTCACCAGGACAGGGCCTCTCAGCCCAACCCTTGGGCAGCTTCTCTCCTGGCTTGAGGTCGAAGATTTTCGCCTCGCCCTTGCGGTAGCCGAAAGTCGGGATGGTCTTGGCTTCATCAGCCATGTCGCTTGCTCCTGATCACGGGAATGTGGGGAGGGACAGGGCGCCCCTCCCCAACCAATATCAGTTGTTGGCCAGCCGGCAGGCGAGCTGGGCGCGGATCGTCTTGTAGCCATAGAGGACATCGATGCGACAAGGGAACTTGTCGTTGTTGATGTCGTACTGGCGCACGATGCGCATCGAAACGCCATCGAGAGTCTGGCGCGAGGCGAAGTCGACGCCATCGGGCATCACCAGGTCGGCGGTACCGAAGGCGAAGGCATTCTTGTGGTAGGCGACCGAAATGCCATAGGCGGTCGAGGCCGTTCCCACCACGGTGATGACCGCAGAGTTCGCCGGCGACCCGCTCACGTTCTGGGTCGCGCCCGAGACCGTGATCGAGGGGCTGATCGGGATCGTGGCATTGCCCGTGCCGTCCGAGGAGGTGTCGGCGGTGACCACGAACTGCTGCAGGATGCTGGTCGCGTTCTTGGTCTCGGGGTGGACCTTGAACACGCTCGCGATGGTGAAGACATCGCCTCGCTTGAGCACCGCCGAAGATGCCGTCCAGCCATTGGTGACGAGCGAGGCCCCGGTCTGGGCGCCGCCGTTGACCACCGGGCTCCCGGCCTTGGTGCCCACGGTCTGGGTTGGCCACAGCGTGTTCTCGTAGAAGTCGAAGCCTGCCGTGCGGCCCATCATGCCTTCCCGGTACTGCTGCTTGAGCGCACTCGCATCCTGGAACAGGCCCTTGAGGGCATCGACCAGGTCGATATTGTCCTGGGTGTTGAGGTTCGCCGAGCGATCGTCGTCCATGGGCGTGAGCGCGTCGTTGAGGATCTTGCGCCCTTGGAGGACCTTGTTGAAAGTCATCGCCGCGCCGACATTGTTCACCTGCTGATAGACGTCCTTGTACATCGACATCGCATCGGATTCGATGTTCGAGGCGAGAACGGCCATCGCCGGCTGAATGATGCGCTTCGAAAAATCGTCCAAGGAGAGCGTGAGCTCGTTCGAGGTGAAGTTCACGTCGACGCCCTTCTGGGTCGCAAGCTGCAGGCTGACGCTTGATTCCGTCGTGTCCTGCGCCGACAACGTCGCGCCGGTGCGGACCGTGTACTGGTTGGGCAGGCGGATTTTCAGCGTGTCGCCGATCTTCGCGCCCTGCTTGGCGTAGCTGTCGTCATAGTCACGGGTGATCGTGCCGATGAAGTTGAGCTTCTGATGCAGCACCCGCAGCGCCTCGCGGGTCACTGCGGTCGGAGTGAGAATCGTATTGGCCATGGTGGCGGCTCCTCATCTGGTGGCGAGTAGCGAATGGCGAGTGGCGAATTGAGGCTCCCCCCTATTCGCCATTCCCTATTCCCCATTCGCCATTAATTGCGTTTGCGAAGTTGTTCGTTGCGCCTCTTCACCCATTCCTCGGTCGAGAGGTTGTCGGCGAGGCCGATGGGAGGCGCGCTGGTGCGACCCTTGCCCACTTGCGTGAGGGGCTTGGGGGCCTCCTCTCGGGCGATCGATGGCTTGGCCTCCTGGGCCGCGGCTCTCTGCTTGCTGACCACCTGGTCACCGAGCCATGCCTGGTGCAGGAGCTTCACCATGCGAGCATTGTCCTCGAACCGGGTGATGTCGTCCTCGGTCAGGCCATTCCTCTTGGCGAAGTCCACGAGCTTTGAGGCAGTTTCGGCGTTCCAGCCCTTGATCTCGCGGGCGAGCACGCGCCGGCTTTCCTCGATGCGCCTGGCAAAGGCTTGCTGCGCATCGAATTGCCTGCTGCGCACGTCCTCTTCGAGCTTGCGGGCAAGGTCAGTGCGTTGATCCTTGAGCTGCTGATAGATCATCCAGTGCCGCTGGGCTTCGAGCGGGGCATCCGCCGCAAGCTTGCCCCAGTCGAGGGCACCATATTGGGCGAGCCTCTGCTCGATCGCCACGAAGCGTCCGACCTCGGCGATGTGCTGCCTTTGCGCCTCGACCTGCTTGGTGAACGCATCGCGCTCACTGTCAAGGCCGCGGCGCTGGTCGGAGAGTTCCTGGGTCTTGCGGGTATAGTCGGCATGCATCATCAGCGCCGACTTGAGGTCCTTGGGGACCTTGTAGGTCTTGCCGGCGTAATCGACATCCTCGACGTCGCCGGTCTCGTTTGCCTCCTTGGCCGAAGCATCCTTCGGTTCGCCAGTCTCGCCGGCCTCTGCGCCCTCGTCCTTGCTGGCTTGGAGGGTGGTCGTGTCCTGACCCTGATCGCTTGCCTTTTCGGGTGCGCTTTGGTCAGG